ATACTAATGTAATGTTTTCAAGCGCCACCGACCTATGGGCGACCCCGCGTGACTTTTTTGATAAGCTAAACGCGGAGTTTAACTTTACTTTGGACCCATGCGCTACCGCCGAAAACGCTAAATGCGAGAAGTTCTACACGGTCGTAGAAAACGGTTTGAAACAAAACTGGGAGGGGGAGACCGTGTTTTGCAACCCTCCGTACGGGAAAGCGATAAAAGAATGGGTAAAGAAGTGTTACACAGAATCGCAAAAGCCTAATACGATTGTAGTAGCCCTTATTCCGGCACGGACCGATACGCGGTATTTTCACGATTTCATTTACCATAAAGCGAAAGAGATACGTTTTATAAAAGGTAGATTGAAATTCGGCAACGCGCAAAATAGCGCACCGTTTCCGAGTATGGTAGTAGTGTGGAAGTAAAAAAACAACTATGGTTTACGACATAGCGTTTGGGGTCAAACGATCGCAGACAGTAACAAAACAATATCGGCTCGAATGGGAGGAGATCGTTCAACGCCTAAAGAACGTAACTCGTACCGACGAGACGATGGCACAATACGCCCAAATGAGCAAATCACAGAAGGTCGACGTTAAAGACGTTGGCTTTTTCATCGGCGGTTTGTGCGTAAAGAGGAAAGTTACCTACCGTCAGTTGCTCGTCATCGACATCGACGAGGCAGCAGAGGACACACTAAAAGCGTTACGAGACTGGCTCGCTGGACACGCGTACGTAATACACAGCACGCACAGCTCCACGCCGGATGACCCGAGATATCGGGTCGTCGTTCCGTTGAATCGTATTGTACTTGCTGACGAGTACGGAGCGATTATGCGCGTATTGCACGACAAGTTCAAACTCCCTCTCGACGTCTCGACGTTTGACTTCAACCGTATCATGTTCCTCCCGTCTATCCCGAAGGACGCGGAGTATTTTTTCGAATACGAGAACGGGGAGGAACTCGACGTAACCCCGTTGCTGGAGCAGCTCGACAACTGGCAGGACCTGTCCGACGTGCCTGTACCGGAGAAGGTGCGGGTACAGGACCCGAAGTACAAAGGAGGTTTGGTGGGTGCGTTCTGCGCGAAGGTCTCGATCCGCGAAGCAATCGAAACGTACTTACAGGACGTATGGAGGAAAGAGCGAAGCGGCCGCTACACGCTCATAGGCGCTACGACTGTCGGCGGTGGGGTTATCTACGAAGACAAATATCTGTACTCGAATCACTCCTCCGACCCGTACCTCGGTCGGTGTCATAACGCGTACGACGCCGTACGTTTATATAAATTCGGTGAGGGTAAGCAGGGCGAGGCAGCTATGGCGTCGTTGTGTGAAAGCCTCGGCATACGTGCGGATAGCGGAAAGGTTCACCGCCTTACCATCGACGGGATGGACGACGAGGAGGCTAAAGCCATACTCAACGAACGTTTGGAGGTGGACAGCAAAGGAAACCTCGAAAAGACTCTCAAAAACGCACAGTTGATCTTGAAGTATGACCCGGAGCTGCGGGACATCTTTGCGTACGATCTGTTCAGCGAAATGCCCGTATTGAAGCGTACGCCGTCGTGGCGCACTTTTGATATTCGGACGGAGAACGAGGACTGCCGAAACATCCAAACGTACGACGAAATGACCGACACAGACGAAAGCTACCTTCGCCTCTATTTTGAGGATAAGTACGGCTTCGACGCACGTGCAGTACTTACGGATGCACTCAACATCGTAGAGCACGAGAACGCGTTCCATCCGGTACGCGACTATCTCAACTCTCTCAAGTGGGATGGGATGAAACGTCTCGAAACGATCTTCATAGATTGTTTCGGAGTACCCAATACGCTATACACGCGCGAGGTGGGAAAGAAGTTTTTCACAGGTGCGGTTAGACGCGTGTTCATACCTGCCTCGAAAATGGACTACATACCTGTTCTCGTTTCGGAGGAGGGTTTCGGTAAATCGAAGTTCATCCGACGCATGGCCAAACTTTGGGGCTCCGATACGTTCTACACGTTTAACGGTAGCAAGGAGGCTTACGAGCAGCTGCGGGGTGTGTGGATCATGGAGATACCCGAGTTGAACGGAGTGCAGAGCAAAAGCACGAACAGCCGAAAAGCGTTCGTCACCAAAGGGGAAGACCGCTATCGCGCGGCTTACCTTAAATACACAAAGACGTACAAGCGTCAATGCGTATTTATCGCCTCGTCGAACGACGTGGTGTTCCTCGACGACCCGTCGGAGGATGGCCGACGTTGGTGGGGTATGATCTGCAACAAGGAGCGCGTAAAGATAGACGTTCATTCGGAAGCGTTTCTCGATCTTGTAGACCAGTACTGGGCCGAAGCGGTTCATTACTATTTGCAAGGTGTGCTACCCGTATTGTCGGATGCCGCCGAGGCGGAGGCCCGTCAGTTTAGAACGGTCCACAAAGCGGAGGATTCCGAGCTCGGAGCGTTGATCGACTATCTTAATATGCCTGTTCCTGTTGATTGGTATAAGATGAGTACGTTCGAGCACAAGCAATACTGGTTGAACTCACGAGACGTGTGGTCAGGAACTCCTCGTCAATACGTATGTACTACTGAAGTGGCGCGGGAGTTCTATGAATACGAACGTAAAGATATGACCCCGACGATAGGCCGAAAGGTGGCTGACGCGATACGTAGGACGCAGCTTTTTGACCAAACCGCAGCTAACCGACGATTCGGTGAGTACGGATCGTGTGTAGCTTGGATACGTAGAAGGATACCAAAGGAATTAAAAAATACTATTGATGATTACGACGGATTTGATACTAAAGGAGAGCCGGAAATTTGGACTTGATGACAAGGTCATAACGCGTTTAGCGCCCTACTCCGGCTTGAGGTTATTCTCTTGGGCGCTTAAACGCATAGTGAGAACCAACGACAAGGACGAGACTATTACAAGTCAGCTTGAAACAGTAAGACTTTTACTAACGGAGAAGGTACCATCGCACGTAATAAAATACGCCTATTATAGGCTGCCGGAAGCAAAGATACTCAAATCATCCGAGGAGGTGATACACGTTTTGTCGGAGAACTTCGGGTCCCGGGATTTTTGGGTCTCGGTATACCCGTGTACGGAGAGGGGGTGCATACGTCTCGCCGTAGAGTGCCTGTTGCTGCAAGGTGGGTCCCCGTCTTGCATATCCGAAAAACTCAAAGTTACGGAGAGGACGGTGTATAATTTACGTACGAAAATTGTTCGTAGGGAGCTGGATTTAAAATCGAAACCTAATGATACTCAACATATCCGGGAAAGCGTATGATAGCTTTTCGGCCGTTCAACGTCTCGCGACGAACGGGAAACGAGTAGTAGATAAGCGCGTTTCGACTATCGAAGAGTTTTACGAAACGTACGACTCGATAGCTGAAAACTGCGAGGCTATCATAGTAGATGAAACGGATGTTGTGTTTAACAACGACGTAGTTAATGCGGCGATGTGCCCCGTAGTTACTTTACGCGTAGAGATTGATTGTGAGAAACACACCCATAAATTTTTATTGTATGAGTAACAAAAAAGTTGATAACTGGGTCGCTAAAGTGAAAGCGGAAAAAGACTACAAAATCACAAAGACCCTTCGACGTAGACAAAACTACATAGAAAAACCCGTATCCGAGACTACCGTAGCACGTAGACTTCGAGAGGTTGTAAAAGAAGCCGGGGGTATGATCCTCAAAATGCACCCCCTTACAAATAAGGGGGTTCCCGACTACCTCGTACACGTAGCGGGCCGAACCTTTTACGTGGAAACAAAAACCACAGGCGAGGAATGTTCCGCGGCACAGGTAGCCATGCAGGCAGAGCTTAAAAAACACGGGATCGAGACGTACGTACTCGACTCTCGGTTAATTAATTTTTACGATTTGTACGCGCAGTCGTATAAAACGTACGAAATGAACGAGAACTCAAAGTTTTACCGTAAAAAATAAAAGCTATGAATGAATTTGAAATGAACAAAATGCTGGCTACTGTTGAGATTGTGGCCATTAACGTAAAAGGTCGCCACTGGCTCGTTGCCGGGTCGGGATTCGATTCGGCCCATACCTTGTTGGATAAGGTGTGGAAAACCCTTCTCGACGGGGCTGATCGGATCGCCGAAACCGTTCGCGTATTGGGAAAGGCCCCCGAGTGGGATTCGGAGATTTGGGCTAAGACGTCATACGTTCAGTTGGACAAGTCTATAACGTCTCGGGAGTCACAGAATAACGTAGATGAGTTTCTGCGTACTACCCGAGATGAGCTCAATAAGGTCATTGCTATCGTACATACCCACATCGAAGGCAAGGACGTAGACCCTACGTTCGAAAGTGACCTTACGGCCTTCACGTCTGAACTTCGTCATCACATCCTGTTCCTCGACGGGGCAATTATGGATTGGGCGTATGCAGAGTAAAGAACAGCACGTAAAAGGACTTAACGAGTACCAAACCCGAGCCATGAGCACGAGGATGGGATCGTGTAACAACGTTACGTATATGGCCTTCGGCCTCGTGGCCGAGGTAGGAGAGATAGCCGACAAGATCGCAAAGTGGAAGCGTAAGAAGGAAGCGTACGTAACGGATGATCTCCTCGTATTCGATACTTTCCATGTCGACGAAGCGGAAAGTAAACGTGCAAGCCTTATGGGTGAGCTCGGTGACGTTTTGTGGTTCGTGGCGGGTATCGCGGATCATTTTGGCTACTCGTTGAGCGAGGTCGCCGAAATGAACTTGGAGAAACTGGCTGGCCGTAAGTCGAAAGGTACAATCGTAACACACGAGGATCATTGATTTGCTTTGTAGACGACTGCCCGTTCTGCGTGTGTAACGTCTGCGTAAAAGGAGGATGTTATGTTTCAATTACGAGACTATCAAAAACGCATGGTCGCCGAGGAGGTTCAACGAAAGAACCTCCTCGTGATGGCCCCAATGGGGGCTGGTAAAACTATCTCGACGCTGACTGCGCTCGCCGCTCTTATAATCGACCCACGAGAGCGCGTAGAGAACGTACTGATAATCGCACCAAAACGTGTGGCACAGAGCGTGTGGGCGCAGGAGGCGTTAGATAACGGTACCGGTCTGAACGTTAGGTACTGCGAGAGGGCTTTGGACGTGAAGTTGTTCCTTCTCGAACCTGCTACACACCACATAGCTGTATGTAGTGTAACGAGGATCGAGGAGATACCGCACGGATGCTGGGATTGCGTAGTTATCGACGAAAGCACGATGATGAAGCACCACAAGTCGAAGCGTTCGAAGGAGGCCCGACGTATATGCAACAAGGTGCCCCGACGTATCGAACTGACGGGCACACCTATTCACAACGGGTACGAAGGTTTGTGGCACCAGCTGTTCCTGCTGGACGGTGGTAAGGCTGTCGGCCGCACGCTCGGAGAGTTCCGGTCACGGTATATGCGTGAGAAGTACAGGGTCAACGGCGTCGTTACGATCTTCGAGATCGACCCGGCGAAAATCCCGCAACTCATGCGCGACATTAAGCCACTCGTGTACGTAGTCGATGCGGACGTAAAACTTCCCGACTGCTTGTATAAAGACGTGACGATCGACTTGCCGAAGAGCGTCAAGAAAAAATATGACGGCTTCGAAGAGTCGTACGTCATGACGTATAGAGAGGAGACAGGGAAGGATGCGTACAGCGGTGAAGCCAAAACGCTGCTCGCCTTTTCACGTACCTCTCTCGGTATGAAGTTGCGCCAGTTCGCCTCGGGGTTTGTCTACACAGACGACGAGCACAAAACGTACGTGACGATGCACCGGGAGAAAATCGAGGCGCTGAAGGAGCTCGTGGAGGGCTTAGACGGGGGCATCCTCGTGGCTTATCAATTTAAGAGCGAGTACGAGGAGTTGAAAAAAGCCTTTCCGAAGGCCCAGCTGATTGAAACCGACGAGGACGTCGTATCGTGGAACGAGGGTCGTATGCCGATGGCTCTTGTTCACCCTGCGAGCGTAGGGCACGGCCTTAATCTCCAGTTCGGTGGCCACGTACTCGTGTGGTACAGCCTTACCTATGACGCCGAACTTTACGCACAGTTGAACAAACGTCTGCATCGAAGCGGGCAACGTGAAACTGTAAGTATTATCCATCTTATCACTCGTGGAACAATCGACGAGAAAGTACTCAAAATTTTACAGCGCAAAGAACGCGACGCAGAGACCTTTTATACTTCAATGTAATGATACTGGATTGGATTGTTTTTATTATGATCGCGTTACTCGTGATCGTAGGAGCGATAATATTCATTGGCTTCCTTCTCAAATTAGCGTACGCTATTCTCAAATGGATAATGGATTTATAGTATGGCAAAGATAATACCCGATTGGGTCAAAGAAGCGCTTAACGAGAAGTTGGCACGCGGCGACATTGGATTCGCGTCGTGTGGCATCTATACGGTTTACGTTGAGCGACACAACGAATGTTGGTGCGGGCGTTTGGACGCAGACCTCGTACCTACTTGGTACGGATGGGAGGGTGAACCCATGAGCCGCCCCGGATGTCGTGAACTTACATGGAAAGATTTTTACGTAATTTACCAGGTATGAGAGACAAGTACAGAGAATACGATTGCGATTGCGGTCGTGGATTGCGAGATGACGACATACCTATCCGTAAGCAAAAACGAGCGAAACGGTGGGACAAACAGAAACGTTTAAAACGGCAAAAGCCCGACAGATAGTCGGGCTTTTTGTTATTCAGATAATTAACACGGTCGCAACGAATGTTGCCCATATGATGACACCACCCGCGAGTGTTGCGAGGATGTCCTGCATGTCGACTTTCGAATCAATGTTGCGTTCCTTCACAAGGGCGGCTGTCATGACAGCGATTACCGACGTCAGTAACGGTACCCACCGCCACCAACTGCCTAAAGGCATGGCTACGATCAGTACGATAAACGCGATAGCCGCTCCTACGGCGAAATGCTGGTACTTGTCTTTGGCAATGGCGTTAAGCCATGCGATGATCTTTTTCATAGTTTCCATATAAAGTATTACGATTCGTTAAATATTACAGACGTAGGTACGTAACCGAGTTTCGACGGAACCTTCGTCAGCATGAACTGAATGGTATCTCCGGAGTTGACGGTATAGGTTTTCGAGTACCGCAAACCTGCTTGGTTTGCAAACGGTAGCGGGTACTCTATTCGTACGTTGACCGTAGTCACAGTATCGGACGAGTACGTGAGCATAAGCGGGAGAACCGCGGGCCAATCCGAAAAGGAAGAACCCAAATCATACGCTCGGATAGTAACCACCAACGGCGATAACGTCCTCTTGTACGCTACTTTTGCCGTTTTCATTTCCCATAGCCCCGACGCAGTACTCCCGGGCGAGGTAATGAGATCGAGCAGAGAAACTATTAAAGCGGTGGACGAAGCGGTATAATCATACGGCAAAGACGAGAGTGCGCAAGGCCGCAACGCGTACGCCAATTTCGGCGTCGTTACGGCGCTATCCGCCAATTTAATCGTTGAGATTGCAAGGTTCTCAATCATCGTCCCGGTAATGGAGAGGCCGGGGATCGAGAGAGGCCCCCTCCACGCCTTAATATTACTCGGTGAGGCCTCGCCAATGTAGACGGCACCCGGTAGGGTTGAATCTTTCGTTACGATACATGCGTAAGAGAATAACTGTGTAGTGCCGTCCCCCATCACACGATTATCGTCTGTCGGAATCTCCACGCCGTAGATGCTGTCTTCGAAAAATATCGGGTCGCTGTCATCATACAGATAAAGGCGTCCGTTATACGCGATAACTCCGGAAGTAAAGGAATCATCACCATTAGCGTTGAACCCGCACAATATACGGGGGGAAGTCTCGGTTCCCTGCGCTAACGCAGTATTAAGACCGTACCATAGGTCCGCAAGGTCTTGGACTTTTAACGGGCGTTTTACGCCCGGATTTGCAGAATTGAGTTTGAGAATAGCCATAACTATTAAGGTTTAGGACCAAAAACTAAATTTATCTTTACGTAAAAAGGTATGAGAAGTTGCAGGTATGCACGTACTTCGTCCTCCGACGCACCGTTAAGAGAAATGTACATATACAACTGATTATGCGTTTCGATGTATGGTACCAACGGCTCGCTTAACATGCCGTAAGGGAACTCCGGAGTGTTACCGGTACCATTATACGACATGTAATAGCTGTCGTCAAGAGACGTATACTCAACAGACACACCTGTAATTTTCTCCAAAACGCGCGTAATTTGGTCCTGGCTGTTAGTGCACTCTGCTATGGCCAACGCAATCAATCTCGCCTTGCGGAACGTTCGAGATATGAACGGTAGGCAAAGGCAAAAGATAAATTTGAACAGTACGGACGTCTCTCCGTCTTTTCGTAGAGAGAACTCGCGGAGATATAAAGCCACGAGTTTCGGCATGTTTATGTATTTAAACATTACTGCAACGTTTTAATCATATTTACCGTTATCTCCGTCCCGAACGTAAACGCCCCGTTGGTCAGCTTGAACAGACCTTCCGACGGGAAAATCTGCTTCGTAGAGCCATCCAGTTGCTGTTCCGTGGCCATGAGAGACGAGCTGAAGCCGACAGCCAAAACGTCTGACTGTTTCTGTATCGCGTCCGAGATTTCGGACATAGATACGGTATTTGTGGATCGCAGTACAGACTCATTCGCCTTTAGGTTAGCGTTAATCTCCGAGGCTACAGTAGACGCGTCAGATCCGGATCGTACGTAGATTTTTATACCGGGGTCTGTAATATTTGCTACTTGAAGAGAGGCGATATTAAGGTTCAAACCCAGCGGCTGAAATGCTTGAAAGTACGTTTTAAACGAGGCCAACTCATCGGACGTTAACGTAGTAAGATGCCCGTCGGTGCCTATCTTGTTTACAAGAAGCGTGAACCACGGGTACCCACCCACTATATACGCTTGCTTCACGATTTTGTTCTCCTCGTTTACCACCTCGTAGTACCCACCTTGATTTACAGGGTCGTACACCAAATTGTCTCCGAGTTGAAACGCAACGGCTTTACGACGGTAGTATTCTACCGTCGTAACTTTTTGCGACGCAAGGGCTGCGTTTATCGCGGCCAGCGTATTCTCTCTTTCGATCTTTTCCGTATCGGCGAACGTGCCTACCACGTCGATGATTTTGGCTTCGATCGAACCGTTGCTTTTAGCAAAGGACGGCAGCAGTTTTTGTAACGCTGCCATAATAGTAGACACGGCTCCCATACTACAAATGAATAGCGAGTTTTCTGTTACCTATGCTGTTCTCTTTACACGAAACGTGTACCCAACTGTACCCTTTTTCGTCGATTACTTGATCGTAATCAAACGCACTGTAAGCGATCATTTCAAATAGCTTACGGTTTCCTTCCACACTACCCGTAGTAATGTCGGCCGCCTCCCCCCGAAGATGCTGCGAGTTCGCTACACCACCAACCGCAGCGTTAAGCGCCTTACACCTGTACCCGCTGTTTACAGTTATAGGTTTGCCCCACGCTCGTCTGATGGGGTCGAGGCAGTGGTCCACTAAGTACTTTAAACGTTTCGTCTCCTCCGGCCCGGGGGTATTATCTATCCCCCGGGACTTCGCTGTGTTGGAATGCGTCAGTTCGTCCAACGTAAAAAATTCGGCCATACGTTTAGTCTATTAAGTTAGACAATGTTTCGAGATACGTTTCACCATCCGTTATCGCTTTTTGAAGCATGAACAGATTGGTAGAATATGGTGCTTTCGCCTGCCCGAGCGTGTCGTAGATAGGTACAGACAGATCGAGGGTCATGCCTTGAAGGTCGGGTGTCCACGTCTGACCTATGTCGGGTACGTCTTGCCACATTTCGGGCATAGTATCGAAACCTACCCGCTCTCCGACGGGGAGTTGTTCAACTACGGCAGGAAGCCCCGTCAGAGAGCCGGATAGGTTAAAAGCTACGTCTACGACGCTCGTATTTTGTTTAATCGTTACCATAGTCACCGTAGAATGTTAACGTTCCGTTAGACACCTTTACTTCAACGTTAGATGCGCCGTCCTTTATAGCCATAGACTGCGCGTCAGATAGTACAGGTTGAACCCTGTTGTAAGGTACGTTTACGAGCCTTGCTCCTACCTGCGCACCAAAGTACAGATACGTCAGTCGGCACACCTGCGATAGAGATAACAAAGCGACGCATTGATTGTCTATCGTAGCGGTCTCAAACTGCCCGGAGTTGCCTATAACTACGTCTCCTACGTCAAAGTCGTATTTAATACCTATCATTGTTTTATCTTTTCGTTAGCGTAATCGTCATCGGAAAACGATGATATGTTAGCTTTAATAAACGTTGGCGTAGACGTGGTTCCACCCGGGGCCGGGTGTGTGTGCGTAGCAATGTTGTTCTGAAGCGTATCGAGCTCAGATTTCAGTTTATTTAACCGTTCCGTGAGCTTGCTTATCGCTACAAGTGCCCCGAGCGAGCCGCCGTTAAACTGTATGAGGTCAGACGTTACGTCTATCGACGACTCCCCGAGTGAGAGGGAGATCGAATCCTTTGATTCGTCGTCCGGGTCTACTTGAAGAGTAGCCGATATAGACCCCCGTTTGAACGATACTTTGTCAACGCTTTCAAACCACAAAAACTGCGGGTTGTTATCGTCTCCGTTCGGGTTAGCTATCACCGCCACGCTCCCAACGGTAGGCACGATCGTAACGTTGGACGTACCTATATTGAAAAGGGACAAGGGCACCTGTATGGGTGTGTCGCCCTCAAATATCGTAACGTTGGCAACGTTGTTCTCCTCGTCGACGCTTTCGACCGTGACAGTTTTGAGTACGAAACGGCGAAGCATACGTGCAAGCTCCGATCCGAACTCCTCGCCTGCTGCCTCCGCGATTGATCCTCGTCTCATAGCATATAGATTTGGTCGGTAACTTCAAGCGTTTGGAAATATCCGCCATCGTTAGCTGTCAAGTTGTACCCCAAAACGTAGTACGTTCCGGACAGCTCCGGGAAGAGAGAGTCGTGATACTCGATCGAATCGAGGATATTCACTTTGGGGTACAGCAACAAAGTTAGTCTACCTTTATTTCGGAACCCTTTTTGGTGCTGCAAAACACGTTCCGCGAAGCTCTCGATGCCTTCTTTTGACTGGAGGTTACACCACGCTCGTACGGGCTCCCCGTACTTTTTGTCAAACTGCGTACGTTGGTCGGTAGTACGAGAGTTCTTGAGGCCAGCCGTGTAGGTGTACCGCTTACCGTTTTCGAGCAGCCCACTAACCACTACGTTGTAGTCTACGAAACGGCCGTCCATTGGAACGATGTCTCGGCCTACTACGTTGTATCTCGTATCGAGTTCCGTCACGGGGATTCTGTCTTTGTCGTCCACGCCCGCACCTATGAACACGCCTCCGTCGTCGGTTACCCCGGCCCACATCATAAAGTACTGCATTAAGTACTGCATGATCTCGTATGGAGACCTTCCGACCGCAAACTTCACCGCCGGGATCGGGGTAGTTGTGGCCTGCACAACCTTATCGTTCGGTTCGTAGTATAAATTAGGTACGTCGGGTGACAACCCCATTACCTCTCGCTCCTTCTTAAACGCTTCCGTAGCAACAGGTATGCAGTCATTCACCATCTGTTGAAGCGTTACGTTACCGTTCCACCCCTTCTGCATAGAGCCGAACCGGAGCATAAACGTGAAGTCTCGAAGGTACAGAACGGTAGGGAAGCCCTCTCCGACGTGTTCAATAAACCCACGGAACACCCGTATCTTTTCCATGCCCTCATACCACATAAACACCTCGACGAGTGCCGTGGGTTTAATGACGTTAGCTTTGAAAACGCTCCTCACACGGTTTCTTGCCTCTCCGGACTGAACGACGCCGAGCGCGTAGAGCGGAAGAACGAGCGTAGCGGAGTCTCCGAAGGTACGACTGTTCGATTGCATTTTGAAACTCTCGAACTGTCCTACGTTCTCCCCCTCTATGATAACCTCGTTTCTGCATATAACCATGTTTGAGTTCATACTAACCCTCTATTTGTGTTCTGTTACCAGCGTCCGCGTCAATCTCTCGCAAGTTGAAAGTAAGAACGTTTTCCCCGTACTTCACCTCGGTCAGCGAGAACTCGAACGTGTAAGTTCCCATACCTACCTTCGGGGTGAACTTGTACTCCGATATGAATACGTAGTCGACACCGAAGGTCTCGTTAATCATCTTGTTACGTATCCGGAGGACGGCGTCACCGTCGTAGAACTCACGCAAGAACTGTGCGAGCTCCGTTACTTTTGCTCCAACAAAGTTGGGATCGGATAACGTCGACTCTTCGGCGAGTATTCCCGCCGATTCGGACACCTTCATTATCTGAAGGTTCTGTTGATTGTTACGCAAGGTGAGCCGCAGCACGCAGTCAATCGTCTTTGCCTCTTTACGCGTCTGCTGTATGATGTCTACACCGTCTACGAGCGACGAGACGTTGAGACGTTTTTTCGCCCGTAGCGTAAACGTTTGAGAGAGCGGCATGAAGTAGTCACCGATCTGTAAGGACCACAATTTCGAGTAGTCGTATCTGTCGATCTCTCCGGTTGACACCTTTTCGCTCGACGCTGCGGTGGTCTGCTTCTTTGCCCAGCTCGGAGTAGGAACTAACGCGTCGTCGTTAGTTTTAGCGGGACGCGTCATACCTATTCCTATCCACGCGGTGGAAAGAGACAGCACGATAGGCGAGGTGGCTGACCTGTATGTAGATTCTACGCTCATACTAATACCAACGTGAGTTCATTGAGTTCGTAGCGCCGAGCAGAGCCTTTTGTATAGCCGCCGACACTAACGCGTTAATGTTTTGCGAAACATCGTCCACAACTTCCTGCGGGTCGTCCGTCGTGATGGTCGAGTTCCACTCCACCAACTTGTCGTTGAAGTTGATGACAAGTGAACGCCGATCACGGCTAAATCCGCGTAAGTCGTCCTCCGTTCCTGTACCCCCCGATGCGCCCCCGGCGCCTCCGTAGTTGGGGATTTTCGGCGCTTTCATATATTCGTTCAGAGCGTCTTTGTACCACTCAAGCATCATCATGCTCGGCACGCTCGACAAATACGCAGCAAAACTGGGGGTAGCACCTACGTATGACCCTGCACCCTCCGGGATGAAATAGTTACGTTTCTCAGCGTCGGACAGGCTGTTAAAGAATCCATACCGTAAATTTCGGTTCTGTATGAAGTTGTACCCCTTCGTATTTCCTGACAAGTCCCAGCTCTCGTACGCAGCGGGGAAGTTGAAGCGCACAGCACCGAGTTTTTCGGGGTCTCTTGCCCATCTACTTACCAAAGGTAAAAAGAACGTTTCGAACTCTTTACGCTGTACGTCCGGATCGTTGCTTCGGGCTGCTCCACTACCGATGAACATACTAAAGGCGTCCTCCATATACCGACCAGCTACGGTTCGTATGGTCTGCTGCCTTTGTGTTCTGCCTACGTACTGACCGCGAAGATCGCCTATATCAATACCGAACGTATCGTATAGCTTACCGCCTACTTTAGACAGCATACCTACTATAATATCCGAGTTTTCGGAAACGTACTCGAACAAAGATGTTAAGGCGTTAACCGAGTTCATAAAACCCGTGTTAGACGTAAGCGACGTTATCAATTTTGATAACGCATCACCGAACGATTCGAGTATGTCAGCCGCGTTTCCTGCTACGGTAAGCCAGCTCGTATTTTCTGCGAGTTTCGCGTAGAAGTCTTGCTGTGCGACAGTTACAACACCGCGAGCTTGCATGATAGGGCTTGATGCGTTCTCCACGTCGTAGCGTGTAAGGACGGATAACAGGTTACTTTGATCCTTGAGGTACGTGTTTTTGTCTACACCAGTTATACCCTTACGCTCCATTTCGTCGATAGCGTATCGGCCGAGGATCGGGGCCTGGTTAAGGAGCTCTCGAATATCTCGGATGTTCGGGTTGCTCTGCACCATTAACTGCTGTATGTTGGTCATCACACGTTCGAACGAGACGCCTGCCTGCTGCGATATAAGACCTCCGACACGCGTTAGCGCCGTAGCGTCGTTTACAGTCAGCTTGCTCCCGGTATTGGCCACACCCATGCCGGACAGAACGTTAATCGCCGATATGGCCGCGGACCTGTCGAGACCGTAATCTCGTGCAAGAGCATCCGCGTTACCCTGTGCTTGAAGGTAGGCTCCTCCGAGGCCCAAACGTGCTTGGTTCCTACGCTGCAAGATACGCACGCCTTCGGCCATACCCTCCGACATGAGGAACTTCGTCATCATCATCGTACCTATTCCGCCTACGGCGTATGACCCGATAGTGGTGTACGCAGTGGCTTTGAATAGCGCCTTCCCAACAGACGCAAGTATGTTCGTAGCGATGCCCGCAATGTTAACCGTTCGAGCCAACTTTGCGGCGTCCATACCGAACAACTGACCGTTCTCGTCGGGCTGAATTATGGACGAGAGACGCGCGCTGAACCCCCCAAAACTGAAACCGTACCCGTAGGACCCTACACGCGTGTAGCGATGCCGAGTATACATTGACGGCTCCCTTCCCGGAGCAACAGACGCAGCGCGAGGCGCTGCGCTCGATACACGTATAGTCCTTACCGGAACAGTCTGCGCAGCCGCACCTACTGCACGGAGCGACATGGCAAGAGACTTCGCGCTAACGTCGGCTCTCGCCAACGCAGCGGCCAACTTTTCGGCACGCGTCGTAGCGTTTCCGGATATGTTGAGTACGATGCTATAACTTGCCATCTTCTATACGTTTTATCAATGCGTCCTCCAAGTTGTCGGTAGCAAACGGGGCCAGTTCGAAGTTCCTCATAAGGAACGACGAGGCGGCGTATAGCTCCTCGATCAACGTTATAGGGTAAAGCTCCCTGTCAAGAAGTAGATGGTACGGGATGTTGAGATAGTGTGAGACGAACACCCTACGTATGAACATACGATCACGTTTCTGAACACGATCTATGATCTTATAGTTCGATACGATCCGTTTCGCTTCGATCTGCTTGTCTTTATCTATGCCCTCAATATCCTTGTCGGGATACGTTAGGCGTTCTCGAAAAAATCACGCAGCTCCTTCTGAAAGATAGGATCGTTGAGAAGGCATCGTGAAGCCCTAAGGTCTGCACGAACGAGCGATACGTTGCTTACAGGGTTGTGGAGTTCCTCCTCTTTGTGTACGACGAACATCTCTACGTACGCGCGTGCTGCATCGCTGACGTTCGAGTATGGTGACGGAAGTCGGCCCATCATGTCGGACATACCGAAAGCGAACTCTACGTGGGAGTCGTTTCGATCGTTGAACGGAACTACCTCCACGGTGATGTCCTTCGAGCCGGTCTCTGTTTTTACGTTTTTGAGCGTAATTTTACGCGTTTTGATCTCTGCCATAGCTTTAGATTTTTGGTTGAACAAATGTGCTTCCGGAACGGGAGTCGAACCGCATGGGCCTACGTTATGGGCCTGCAAACCTGCATCCGGAAGTGGGGACTTTGTTATAGATGCCCCGATGAAAACGTAGCGAACTACAACGGAACCGTCACTCGTGACTTGCCGCGGGCGCGGAATCGCCAGTTTTTGAGCGTCTCGGTGGAGCGGCGTTCTACCCCGTCGCTCTCCTCTACACCCGTACAGCGAGTGTACGTCTCGATGGTAGAGGTAGCAGGAACGTCACGCAGCTTTTTCCACACGGCGGTGATCGTAGCGGACTCAACGATGTCGCGGATATGTACGATGGAGCCGTTTTCGTTATTGACAGTCGCTGCTGCGAGCGCGTCCAAGATACGCTGCGCCTCGGCCTCCTGCAACGAGAAGCTCAAATCGTACGTATTGCCGCCGTTGTCCGTGGCGATAGGTTCGTCCGTCGAGAACGCTCCAATATCGTCCGTCTGACCGGAGATATTCGCGCTGAAGTTAGCGCCTGTTTCGACTTGAAAGGCTACCCCGATAGCGTCGAAATTCAGATAGAGATAAAAATCTCTTGCGGGGATTACGTTCTGTGCCATACCTACTCAAGGGATTTTACGTAGAACACCTTTCCGTCGATCCAGCGGAGGGTCGGGGCGTCGAGGATTTCGAGCGTCACTTCCCACGTACGCGTGCCGATCATGTCGTTGTTTTGAGCGTTGATCGTGATTCGGGCGTCAGAGATAACACCATCCTCTACGTACGGGGTGATGACGGACGAACGTGCGTTGTCTATAACCACCTGTTTGTACGTCGGGTCGATGTCACCGTTAGCCTTGCACGGCACCTTCGAGTTGATATACGGGGTGAGGAACGCGCGGAGATCGTCGACCATAGCTGCGATTACAGCCGAGGCTTCGATCGTGGACAGGGAGGTTGTGGCCTCTGCGGCTGTCGCCCCGTCGTTCCACCACAGCCCGTTTTTCGGTGGTCTCGTACGCGCGAAAATGTACTGCTTATCCCCGAGCGTATTTACCACGACGAGCGGTACGGATGCACACGGGGTGTTAACGTAATCGTCCGACGACTTGTCGATGTACCACAACGAATCGGCGAACGCCTGGAGACCAGCGTCTCCAACCGACGTGCCGAGTGACACACTCACGTGAAGGCCCGAAAGGGCTCCTACACACGCGCGACCTTTGAGAGCGTTTGTTACGATACACGTACCTACTGCGGGGGCGTTCTCCGACGAAAGGTCTGGGAGCGACGAGTAGATCGTCGTGATGGCCCCCTCCGGGAGCTTCGCTTCTGCCAAGAAGCACGCGGTCGCAAATCCCTCCGTGTAGAGTTCGTCGATTACGGTCTGCACGTCCGACTGCGCGATACCTTCGACGGCGGGGTCGGTCGAAATGACGATGTTACGGGGGCGGTACTGGAAGCCGCTCGTGACCGTAGCACGTACCCAATCCGCCAACTTATCGGTAACGCCGGTGTTCGGGGACTTCGTACCTACTACCCACAAGATGGTTCCCGAGTTGTTTACGCCCGACATGGGTGCGTAAAAGTCGTTCACCTGCTTGTAGAGGTCTGCGTTGTTATCCTTCGTAACACCGAGCAACGTTTCGAGCTCGTCGGCTGACTGGATCATATAGGGGGTGTCCAGTTCGAACTGCAAACTACCGCCGCTTGCCGCCGTCGCTCCGACGACAACAAGCAGCGTGTTAGTGTTCACAGGTTGACTGTCCCCAACCGTAGTGTTAGCCACTACGATCGAAATGCCAGTTCTTGCCATGTTGGTTTACTTTTTGAACGGGTTTTTGTTTTCCTTTGCGGGCTGCGCGTCCTCCGTTTTAGAGGCTTCGGGCTGCGCGTCGGCCTCCGTTTTCGAGGCTTCGGGCTGCGTGTCGGCCTCCCCTTTGAGTGCGGCCATGATCTCGTCCTCCTCGGATTTCGAGATCGGTGCGGGGCCCTCGTCCTTCTTTTCGGCTGCCTTCTTTCCCTTCTGTACGGGAACGTAGGCGTCTTTGAAGAGTTCGTTGAACGCGTCGAGGTCCTTCGCGTACGAGCGGAGCTTTTCGTTCGTTACGTCGCTCTCGGTGATCTCCTTGATGGCCACAAACTGCGTTGCGTCCTCAAAGATCATGTTTCGGGTACGTACAGCCTCCTCGGCTGCCCGCTTGGTGCGGAACATTACGCCTTCCGTCGTTACGTGGAGCGTCTTGTAGCGGCGAACCTGCGTCGCAATGTCCGCAATCTGTTTGATGTTGAATTTGGGTGCTGCCATAGTTTCTACGTTTTATAGAAGGTACACCCGTGTTACCGGACGTACCTTCATGTTTGAGTTTAGTTGGCGAGAGCGGGAACGATGAGTGCGACACCTTTTCCACCTTCACGAGCAACGGTTGCACCTGCCGACATCCAACCCGAGTACGTGTAGCCGTAGTTGGTCGGGTCCGGCATGACGATCACGTCGATCGTTCCGATGCCCGCGATGATCTCGTTCTCGACGAACGCAACACCTGCGCCAACCGTGTTCGCATTCGTAACAGCCGGGTCGATAGCCTCGGGCTTACCTTCAGCGTCTACGGAGTAGTCGGCGTACATAGCCGGGTCGAGCTCGGGCTTGTAGCTCGCGGTGTTGTAACGTGCAACGGGGTTACGCTGGCCGATCTTCATGCCGTTCCACTCGAAGCCCGAGCCGGTTGCACCGGACAGCCCACGGGTAAGAACGGTCTGGAAGTCCTTGTTCGCAGCTGCCATCGTGTAAATCTGCGACGGGAGTACCACCTCCACGCGGCGATTGTCGAGCACGTAGTTCTGCATGAGGAACTGGCCTACGAGGTACACGAGATCGGTCGGGGCGAGCTTCTTGATGTTCACGCCCGACTTCGGAGCCTCGATCGGGAACAGACCGGCCGACGAGACGGCTTCGCCCGAGGTGAGAACCTTCGACACACCTGTAGTGTTCGCAGCCACCTGGAGGATGAACGTAGCCACCTTCGCCATGAGCGAGTCCATAGCGATCGTCCAACCCCACGACTGCTTGTCGTACGCAAGGATGGCAAGCTCCGCGTTTTGGAACGTCATCGGCTGGATGGAGAACACCTGCCGGGCGATCGTCCGCTTGATGTCCTCGTAGAAGTAGCGGGGAGCGTTGACCGGGGTGACAGAACCGACGTACGTTGCGGGGTTCACGCCCGACTCAACGTAGATGGCACCCTCGCGGTCCGACATCGGAACGAAACGTACGGAGCGCATGAACGTGTTGTTCGGGAGCAGCTTCTCGTAGAAGAGCGACAACCACTTGATGACACCGAAGTCAGCAGCGGCCAGCGTGTCGGCGGCTGCGCCGCCTGCGGCGCACTCGACGAGCACGCGAAGTCCGTTTTTACGTTCGTGGGTCACCCCGTTGGTGAAGTTCGCCGCCGAAGCGAGCGTTACCATACGCTCGTCGTTCAGCATCGAGCAGGCGAGCATACGAACCGTTTCGGTATTCTCCGTGGTTTTGTCTGCGGCCGTAGCGCCAGTACGGAACGCCGCGCCGAGCTGGTGCAAACGCTTCTGAAAATCGGCGTCGCAATTCAACTCTCTGAAAGTCTTTTCCATGTTGATGGGTTTTGTTTGGTTAAGAATTTGTTGTTCGTGCCACGTCATGCCGTTAGGCAGTCGGCGTCCGTGTTTTTGCGTGTCGTCATCGTCGTCTCCGTCCTCGACACCCGCGCTAACGGGTCTCGGTTCCGGATCGCTGTTCGGTTCCGGATCGCTGTTCGGTTCCGGATCGTTGTTCGGTTCCGGATCGTTGTTCGGTTCCGGATCGCTGTTCGGTTCCGGATCGCTGTTCGGTTCCGGATCGCTGTTCGGTTCCGGATCGTTGTTCGGCTCCGGATCGTTGTTCGGCTCCGGATCGTTGTTCGGCTCCGGATCGTTGTTCGGCTCCGGATCGTTGTTCGGCTCCGGATCGTTGTTCGGCTCCGGATCGCTGTTCGGTTCCGGATCGGGCTCTTCGAGACTGGCTTCGATACGTTTATACTCTGTCTCGGAGAAGCCCATCGTGAGGTAACGTACCTCACAACCGTCTTTGCGCATACCTTCTACGATCTCACGATCGGCTTCCGACTCTACGTCACGATCCTCGATCGGTCGGCATTCGATGTTGGCAGGCTGTGCCACGAGCGAAACCTCCATTGCGAGGTACGTGTCCGCGACGAAAATTCCATCTTCGTTCTCGTTACCGAGCGCAAATCCGCCGATTGATACGTAACGGAGGATCCCCTGTTCGTACTTCTCGAACGCGATGTCCGCGTCTTCGAATCTCTCCATAAAAGTGAGACGGCCAACGAACGCGTCTCCGATACGTTCTCGTTCGATAACTTTGCCGACGGCCACACCTTTGTGGCCCTCGTGCTCTCGGTCGTAGCGCAGCAACGGGTTAGCGTCGAAACGCGACCAGTCGATAGCGTCCGGCGGTATAACGTTGCGGTTCATGTCGACAGCGCCCGTGGTAAGGACCTGTCTTTTCTTTGATACCCTCATGAGTTCTCGTGTTTAATTATAATTTTTTCGAGCGTAGCTTCGAGCTTATTTTTGTCTTTCGGATCAAAACTTACAGACCCCTTGTAGCTCACCTTGTGCACGTCGACCAAAACGGACTCTGCTCCACGCGTTCCGTACGTTGTGTCTGTCGGCATATTAACGAACTGCAAATTGAGATCGTGTTGCCGCTTAACCTCGTCGAGTACGTCTGTCTGTTCGATACAACGTACAACGTCCTCGGATAAGTCAAGTAGCTCCGCCTGTTTGCCTCCGTCCGGCGAGTACGAGTAGTTCGTTACAGGCAGCAGAACGTACATGAAGAGATTAAAATAGAAACGTATTCCACCTCCAAACGATATGCCGCCTTCATCCTCCGGGTCGTCTGTACCTATTACGTGGATTACGATAGCAGGTAGAGGCGTGTCAACCACTACGGTTGTACCTTCCGCAGCCCGGGTCGGAAATATGTTTGCCTGCTTCAACGCTGGCCACTGTCTCAACGCCGCGGCTACTGCGGCTCCTATATATCCTACCATCTTTACGTATTAAGCCATCCGTATGACTTCATTCTTTGTTTCAAAAGCCTCGCTGGGGAGTTCAAAACGTACTTACTCGGACGCATGAACGGTCTCGCTTTGGGCTTCACACCTAAATGAACAACTGTACCGTTTTGGGAGAGAGGAGGGCGAACGGTGGCTTTGTATCTCCCGATCGGCCCTTTCCCCGTATCTTGAACCTCCGCGTACTCTACGTTATTGTAAAGAGCGACGATTCCTTTCCTCCCATACATTCCGTACGTAGACTTGAGCCCGCGAAGAAGTCGTCCGGTACGATGTAGCTTTTTATAACGTAAGTACTGTTCGGCGCTACCCAAAACGTGGGTTCGAACGTTGAAATACTTACCGTGTTTTTTTGTTCTCTGAACGGTACCCCGACGATCGGGCCATTTTTTACCTGTCGACGGGTCTGTTTCGCTTAAAAATGCGTTTTGTGAAGTCCACAACCACGTTTGCGACACTTCTTTTAGCATTCCCTTTTTGAGGTAGCGAGCCAGGTCGTTTGCCTCCCTCACTAACGTTTTGAGCGGTTTCATAGCCTGTAACGTCGTCCGGATCGAGGCCCGATTTGAGGATAAAGTCCCTCGTAGCCCCGAGGCCGAGATCTTTAATCATTTTAACGTACACTTCAACGTCACCGACGTCGATATAGTTGAGCGGTTTTACCTTGAACGTACAGTTCTCGATGTCCGGCTCGTCGAAAATGTACGCGAGTTTGATCTTGTTCTCACGCAAGTTCAACCAGTCTTGAACGTCGATAGCGTCGCTCTCCTGTATATCACGGAACAACTTCAAGTGGGCCCTCACTAAACGTTCAGAGTTCGTGTTCTTGTCACTCATTCCGAGCAACGACGAACCAAGAACGAGCTGCATGATCGAGCCGCGAAGCTGTTCGATGTTCTCTTTGAAGATACGGAACGTGTCCGCGGCCGTACCTGTACCTACGTTCTCCAGTTCGAGGTCTTTCACAACCTTCCCGGAGATTTCGTCGGTGGATTTTCCGGAAACGATTACGGTTCCGAGACCGACCTGCGCGGCGCTTTGCTCGGCCGCCTGCTGCATCTTTTCGTCTCCGTTCTCGTAATACATGACAGGCTGCTGGTACGCTTGATACTGCGAAGCGGTCTGCCAGTTGTTCTGCGCGTTCATTAAGTTAATGTAGTCGCGGCAGATAGGTTCGAGTAGCCCCAACGTGTCCTCCGACTTGTACGACGTCTGCATCCAAAACAGATTCACGTGATTTTTCACGAGAAAAACGTCCTGTATGTCGTACGTCATCTTACGTACAGCTCGGTTCACCGTGTCAAGGTTTCGAAGCGGGTAGATGAACGTTTCACCGTTCCTGTCCACGCCTATCACACGAGCGTACGTGAAGTTCGCCAAACCTCTTTGGTAAATCAAATCCCGCATAGTGGGCGAGTTGGCCAATTTGTCGGTCAGATCGGTGCGCTCTTTGCCGTTTACGTAAACGGCAAACGTACGGGATCGTAACGGTCTCAAACGTTTGTCGATAGCCGATCGTATGATCGTGCTACTTTTCATCACGTACGAGTAGAGTGCGTCGAGACCTACGTAATCGGAGTACAGTCGGGCCCTCTGAACAGCGCTCCACCACGTAGCCATCGTGAGCTCGAACGCGTAGTTCTGCGGTAGAGCTTGAATCTTGGCTCCCGTAGCACCAAAGTAGTTGAGTATGTTGTACGGGTTTTTCATGGTTTAGCTCCTGTTTTCTGTAACTTAACGACGGTAGCACGTACGTTCGGGTCGGCGGCGATCCCATCTTTACCCATGTTACGGCTACCCGCTTTCAGACCTCTTAACAGCGTCTGAAGCTGTCGGTTATGAAGTTCGATCACCTCGGAATACTGCGGTGACGATGCGAGTACGTACGTTACCGTGCTAATCGCAAGTGCCAAACGCAGCGTCAAAGCGGTAGACGTTGTAGATTCCGAAGATAACATAGCGTCCACGTCGAACATATTGCCAATGTACGATTGAACGTACGCGAGAGCGCTTTGATACGCCGTAGCAACAGCGTCCGGGTACATACTCTCGATGTTCTCCAACTGGGACGGTTGGATAAACTGGTACAACTGTTCGCGTGGAAACGCCATGTCCTTCGGCTGCCATTTGTCCGCCACCATACCGTACTCGACCATAGACGCGTAGACGCAAACCTGCTGCAAAGCGAGCTCGCGGGTCGACGCTTCGGCGGAGTATGTGTAGAGGATCTCGTCTCCGGACGGATCGACTACGGTTTTCTGTGCAGTAGCTACAAATGACATGACGTATTACAGTGTAGGTTCCTCCAACGTAGCTGGCGAATCGCCGAACGTATTCTGATCTTCCGCTGCTCCGATGTTCGTTCTCGCCTGCGTTTTCTGCGCGGCGGTGAGGGTTTGGGCGGTGTATTTTATAGCAGTCGGGCATAATGTCCCCAAAGCCGAGTCTCCTATCGACGTTTCCGACACAGTCAATACGAACAAATTATAGTGGCCAGCCAGCAGATACCAATTCCCTACGTACGTGGAAGTGCGGCGTGTGAAGACTTGATACTCTGTGGAGTTTGATACCATAACGATAAAAAATGCGTTTGCCAGCTTCTTCTTATCGTCTTCCGTCAACGTGTAGGGGAGCCGCGTACCCTTGGGGATGATAAAGAACAGACCCGAAACGTCGAGACCGGGGGCGAGTTTTTCAGACGTTGCGACACCCGTCTGAAGTGTTCTATTTGAGACAGAACCGTTATCCAGCTTTAAATTGTCTATGGACCGCGAAGCAATTTTTTCACGTGTAACCGCACTATCTGCAAGCATTTCAGTCGTGATAGACCCAGGTGCGATTGCACCGCTGATCTCCGTAGTCGTAACGTCGAGCTGCTTGGTAGCTTTGGTCACCACCATCTGCTGCTGCGACGATCCGAGGATGCACGAAAACGTTATGCTTTCGTCGTTCTCCGCGATACGAAAGTAACGACGTTTCGTCGTGCTCTCCTCGCCGTCGATCATTTCGACGACATCCGCGTTGAGTACCGCAAAGAACTGGGCGTCACTCAACGTTTTGCCTCCCATATAGTTTTGAAGGCGTACAAGTCCTTCGATATTAAACGCTCGTGTCATTTTTGTGCTCTATACTGTGTAAATACTCGTCGTCGTTTTTATTTTTCTGCGCGAGAACGGGACACTTCGACGAATCACCCTTGCAGAACTCGCACTCGTGGGCGCGATTGATCGCGCTTTTATTTTTTGCGTGTTTTACTTCGAGTACCAGCTTATCGTGCGAGATAATCTCAATGTAGTTATCCTTTCCGATAACCAACTCCTGCATCGCTTTCAAACGTTTTTCGTAGAACTCCTGCTGCTGCTGCAACGCGTCTACGGTACTGCGTAGTGACTGGACCTCCTTTTCAACCGCTTCGGCGTTTTTGATGCGTGCTGTTTGCTTGCGAAACATGACCCACATCACCACCGAGCTACCACCACCGATCACCCCAACGCAAGCAAGGATGATTTGCACCAAATAGTCCATCACTTAAACAGTTTACGTATGTCAAAAATTGTTACGCCGAACGCACTCAAAACGAGAACCGCAAGTCCGGCCCATCGTATCACCTTATCGTACCACGCTACGTACCTTACTTTTACTTCAATAGGTGTGGGTACGGCGTACGGGATTGAATCGACTGTGTTGATGACCACGACTTTTGTCTCCGCGGCTATCGTTGTGTCCTTGTTACGTAGGTCGAGAGCTAACTGCCCGGCGGAAACACGTGCTTCTGCTTCGGCGACGCTCGTCTCCGCGCGGGCAATAGTGTCTCTCGTTCTGACAAAGACGCTTTCGCGCTTGATCTTCACCTGCACAACGGTGTCTCGCTCTGTTTTTGTAACCGTTCTCACGGTCTCTACTGGAACGTACACCGTCTTGGTGCACGCGAAGCTACAAAGCACCAGTAGAATCACTACTAACGTCTTGCCCATTTTCCGTTACGCTTATCGTCCACCCGAGGTTTTGCAACTCCTCTTGGGACATCTGTACGATTTTATCCATTTGCCTTATCGTGAATATAGGCGGGCTTAACGAAAGCGACCAAACGTGCGTTACGTATGTGCTTCCGCTTCTGCTTACCCTTCATTTTCGTATCTGCCCGCATGATCGCGTCCGGGATGTCGTCGTGTACGTTCTTGTTTGCCTTACGTGAGAACTTCAAGATTTGGAACTGAGCCTGTCGGCCTCGCTCCGTGTCTCTGAACGCTTGGTTAAAGAATATCATGTCGTTCTCAAACAGCGGCTGCAAGAACGTTTCGATTGCAGCTTTTTTGTCTCCGAACACCCGCGTGTCCCATTGGATCGGCACCGACCACCCGGTCATGGACGCGAACTGTACGAGGACTTGGTTAAAGTCGCTCGGCACACCTTTTTTCTCCATCCACAGCTCGGTGATGGATTGGTTAGGCGATACGTCCCACAACTGACGTATGTTGTTGAGCAGGTCCAACGTCGATCCGCGGATCATGCGTATGTCGAGTACATACGTTACGCCTTCGAACAGCCCGCACAGAACGCTCGCCTTGTAGTCCGCGTAGATGCTGTGCTCTTTGCCAGTCAGCGGCGTGGGGTCCGTGTAAATTATCAACTTGTCCCAGTCAAACGACCTCGGAAGGTTGTCCGTCCATTGAATACGTTTGAGGATGTCACCACTCTCCGTATCTTGGAATCGTCCTTCGTAGAATCGTTCACGGTTTGCACCGGAGAGCTGCGACAGGTTTCGTATATACGCTTCGCCGAGGTTCTCCACGTTGTCCTTCGGTTGCATTTCAAGATACGCGTACCTTGCTATCTCGTCGTCGGACATCGTAGAACCATCCTCGCGTTTGTGTTCGAAAAAACGACGATACGACCAGTGATTGATCGAAGGAGGGTTCTCCGTCATCATTAACTTATTCAGCACGCCCTTTACTTGAAAACGTAATCGAGTAATGAGCAACTCGATAATGTCCCATTCACATTCGGAAACCTCCTCCACGAGTATGTGGAGCCATGAGGGGGACAGAATCTTATCCGATCCACTTTCGGACAGATCACGTTTCGAAAGACCCCCGAAACGTATGTAAGCACCGTTACAAAACGTCAGCTTCGTTTTCTTTTCTCCCCACTGGGCGAACTTCAACCCGTCGATCTTCCACGTAGTCCAGCTACCGTTATGCCCATTAGCCTCGGCGATCGCTTGGAGGATCGCTGGGATAATTTGGTCGATCATACCTTGTTGCAAGTCCACGTACTTGTCACGGCAGATCAACGACGGAGCGCAGTACCGAAGGGTATCACGTACAACTTTGTACGCTTCGACAAACGACTTTCCCGAACCGGAGCCACCGAGCAGCAGCTCGATGTCATGGATCGCGTCGTCGAGTAGATCAACCGCGCGTTCCTGCTTCACGGTCAGTTTGATTTTAGTCGTTAGTCCCATTTCGCATTTGATGTACGTCTCTGTTTGGTCGTATTGTCGTCGGATAATGCGTCGGGGTCGATCTCACCGTCGTAGCCATCATAGGCTCTCCACGTAGCTATCAAGTTTCTCAACGTAGTTAGCTGCGCGTTTACCTCACGCCTTTGCTCCTCGTCTAACGTTCCGGATAGAACGAGACGCGTAAGTTGGTTCAGTCTGGCTTTGATCTTCTCCATATACGCACTTTTCCTTTGTGTAAATATACGGAATTTTTCGCCGTTTCGTCTGCAAATCTGTGAACAAAGCATACCTATATTTATATAGGCGGGACGCCGGGTCGTCGATCCGCCGCGGGCCCCCAGCCGAACGGGCAGGCTGGACACGTGGAGGCGGGACGCCGCGGGCCCCAGCCGAACGGGCAGGCGGCACACGTGGAGGCGGGACGCCGGGTCGGTGCGTAGGCGAGCCGCCTAAACGGTTATTAAAAATTTTTATAAACGTAATTTTTTCATTTTAATTTTTTTTTCACGGCTCGGATGTCGGTATGTGCCGCCGCCCCGCCGCCCTGTTTACCCCTCGAAAAATCGGCAAATTTTGTTCTAAAGTTCCGATTACCCGCCGAAACGTCGAATCGTCGAAACGTTCAGCCCGTTTCCGTTACGTTTCGGCTATTCGTCTACTCGGCGACGTGTCGAAACGACGGTAAAACGTTTTGCCGCCGAAACGTTTCGGCGGCAAAACGTTTTTCGGCGGCAAAACGTTTCGGCGGCAACGTTTTTCGGCGTTTCGTCTGCACGTTACGATCGGATCGGGCCGATTATGCGGTGCGACGCGCGATTCGGCGATTTGGCGGCCTACCCTAACCGCCGAAAAGCGAGAAAACAGGCGAAAATCGCCTTTTCGGCGATAAGATCGGGACGCCTGGAAAATGTTCTAAATGTCCGGTATTGTGGTGTTTCAACAACTTATGTAAAAATGTTCTAAATGTCCGCATAATCCGAACAACCTATTCCAATTATAAGTTGCTGGTTACCAGCAACTTAACTTTTTAGGTGTGGTCGAACCCCAAAATAGGGCCTTTTGACTAACTGCGTAACACGCTAATTTACAGACATTTGCGCGGTTAGTCAAAAATAAGTGTGGGGATAAAAAAGGGGCTAAACTATTGATACTAAACAGATTGCAAAATGAAAAGTGAAAAAAGGACATTTAGAACAAAAAAAAGGGCATTTAGTTGAATTTTTTTCTTCTTGATTTTCAGACCTTTGCGCGATTTCCCCCCAGCGGTGTGGGTATGAAACAGGCCTATTTCGGTTCGTTTTCAGCACGTTACGCGCCTTTTGTTGGTGGTGGGATATGAAAATCGAAACTTTTTTGAGAAAATGACCGTTTTCGAAAAGTGCCGATTTTCCAGAAAAGTTTCGAAAACTCATTTTCATATCCCACTTTTTGGCACCGTATTGATTTTCAGTAATATACGTGTGTATATAAAAAAATTTAAAAACTATTCGACTGGTTTTCAAGCAGTTACATATCCCACCTTAATAGTCTGTAAATCAATAAGTTGTGAAAATTTTGTGGATATGAAGATTTTTTATAACAAGCGGCCCGACGATAAGATTTTGTTATACTTCCTGTGTATCAATACGTTACAAGAAATCCGACTTTTAGAACAATCCGCAGCGGCCCGCCCGATCAACTGAAGCAACGGCCGGGGGGTCTATATATATATAAT